TCATTTATTCAGTTGTCTATATCCATAGGCTTATTTTTGTATGCCCATTTTTCGCTTATCGAAGTTTCTATCTGTAAGTATCATTTTTCTCTTGACAATTCATAGTTGGTCTCCTTTCAGCAGAAAAATAATTTACGAGGGGACCGGCGGCGGGGAACTCTTTCCAATAGAGCGATTCTCCAGAAAATTTTTTTCGTGCTGCGGTGGCGGAATAGGTAGACGCAGCCATAGACCACGGGTGGACCAGGATTAAATCGAAGCTCGTGAGAATGGTTCCGATTGCAGGGTGCGAATCCCTGCCCGCAGCGACTACTATAGAATATTTGGGGAGGTGAAGGCGGTGGCAAAAGTACCAACAAAAGAAACGATTAAAAGAAGAACAATAGATGATATGAAAAAACTGGGGATATACAAACTTCAGTATAATCGTTTGATTGACATATATTCAGGATTGGTTCATCAGTATTTAACGTTAAACAAGAAGTTTGAAGATGGTGATTATAAAGTTGAAGCATATACCGATCAAGGCAGCCCCAAAAAAGCGCCAATTGTTGCGACACTAGAAAATTTGAGAAAAGACATTTTGGCATACTCCGACCGTCTTTGCCTCAACCCGAAGGCGTTGGAAAATGTAACTGCTGAAAAAGAGCAGAAATCAAAATTAGCGAGTGTGTTGAGTAACCTTGAAAAATAAATATAAAAATTATGACATAGTCATGGAGTATGCCAGGTCTATTGTCGAAGGTAGAAAAGTAGCTTGCAGAGAAACTATACAAATGTGCCAACGTTTTTTGGATGATTTAAACAATCCTGCTTATGACTTCAATCCTAAAAATGCAGAATTTGTAATCCAAATAATTGAAAAAACATTCGTACACCAAAAAGGGGAAGATATGCAAGGTCAGCCATTGAGAGGCAGGCCTTTTTTATTGGAACCGTGGCAGAAATTTGCTGTATATAACCTTTTAGGCTTTTATCACAAAGAAACAATTTTGAGAAGATTTAAAGAGGCTTTTATCATGGTTCCGAGAAAGAATGGTAAGACGCCATTTATCGCGGCTTTGTCTTGGGGGCTTGGATTATTAGAAAGACGTTCAGGGGCAGAAATAGTTATTGTAGGAGCATTACTCAAACAGGCATTACAAAGTTTTAATTTTTTGTTATACAATTTGCAACAAATGGGCGAAGACAAAAATTTTAGAATTCTGGATAACAATCAGGAACATTCAATTAGCGGTGAACTTGGGGACGGTTATTTAAGAATAGAGACTATTGCCGGGAATTCCGATAGAATGGATTCTCTCAATACTCTAATACAAATACTTGATGAATTACACTTATATAAAAATGCTAGCCAGTACAACACAATTAAAGAGAGTGGCAAGGCCTACAGAAACAGTCTTTGCATTGGCATTACTACTGCTGGAGATAACATGAATAGCTTTTGCTATAACCGAATGAAATATTGCCAGAAAGTTCTTAATGGCACAGTAAAAGACGAACAGCTATTCATTTTCATTGCTAAAGCCGACGAAGACCCTGAAACCGGAGAGGTTGACTACACTAACCCTATTGAACACGAAAAGGCTAATCCTAACTATAACGTGTCTGTGTCTGCCCAGGAGCTGATGAACGATGCAATGCAGGCGCAGAATGACCCACAGCAGAGAAAATCATTCCTAGCAAAGAGCTTAAACATATATACAAGTGCCATGAAAGCATACTTTAACATTGACGAATTTAGGGCTAGTGATAGGAAATATAACTGGACCATCGACGAACTGGCTAAATTACCAATTAAATGGTATGGTGGTGCAGACCTATCCAAAATGCACGACCTTACAGCAGCTGCTTTATATGGGACTTATAATGATGTAGATATAGTTATTACTCATGCATGGTTTCCTATAGTAGCAGCACACAAAAAAGCAGAAGAAGATAACATACCACTATTCGGTTGGAAAGACGACGGCTGGCTTACTATGTGCAATACGCCAACCGTAAACTATGATGATGTAATCAAATGGTTTGTAGAAATGCGGAATAAAGGCTTTAAAATCGACCAAGTTGGTTTTGATAGAAAATTTGGTAGAGAATTTTTCCTAGGCATGAAAATGCATAGGTTTAGAATAGAGGATACTCCGCAGCTTTATCATCTTAAGTCTGAGGGGTTCAGAAGAATTGAAAAGAAAGTAAAAGACAAAAAATTCTATTACCTGCATAGTGAGGCGTTTGAATATTGTGTTCAAAATGTGCGAGCTATAGAGCAAACAGATGACGCTGTGAAATACGAAAAAGTCGAGCCAACACAGAGAATAGATATATTTGACGCAAGCGTATTCGCAGCAATGCAAATGCTAAAGAGTATGCAGAAAAGTGAATTAGCCAGAAAATGGCTGAAAGGCGGTGAGTAGATGAGTTGGTTTAGAAATTTAAGAAACAGAATAAAAACACGAGCTGAACCCAGCAATGATTATATTGGTTTATTCATGGCTGGCGAAGACATTTCAATATTGACTGGTTATACAAAACTATCCGACAATCCAGAGGTAAAAATAGCAGCGGGGAAAATAGCAGACCTTATATCTTCAATGACCATACATCTCATGCAAAATACAGAAGATGGGGATATAAGAATTAAAAATGAGCTGTCAAGAAAGATAGACATTAATCCTTATTCATTGATGACTAGAAAAGCATGGATGTATAACATAGTTTATACAATGCTACTTGAGGGCGACGGAAACGCAGTAGTATATCCGAAAATGACAACAGATGGCCTTATTGATGAATTAATCCCGCTTAATCCTCATTCTGTATCATTCATTGATACAGAAGACGGATACAAAGTAGTGTACAAAGGCACAACGTACAATTATGATGAGGTTCTGCATTTTACTATCAATCCTAATCCATTGCGTCCGTGGATAGGGACAGGCTATAAAGTGGCAATAAAAGACATAGTAGACAACCTAAAACAAGCGACAGCAACCAAAAAGGCTTTTATGAGCGGAAAATACATGCCTTCTTTGATAATCAAAGTAGACGCTATGACAGCAGAATTAGCAAGCGAAGAAGGCAGAGATGAGGTATTCGAAAAATATCTAGAAACATCTAAAGCAGGCAAACCTTGGATTATACCTGCTGAAATGCTAGATGTAGAACAAATAAAACCTCTATCACTACAAGATATAGCAATAAACGAGGCAGTAGAACTTGATAAAAGAACAATAGCAGGCATATTCGGAGTGCCTGCTTTTATGCTGGGCGTTGGCGAGTACAACAAAGAGGAGTATAACAACTTTATTAATTCGACTATTTTGCCTATTGCCAAGGGAATAGAACAGGAATTAACTAGAAAATTGCTTTATAGTCCTGATTTATATTTTAAATTTAACCCGCGTTCACTATACGCTTATGATTTAAAAGAATTATCAGATGTATATACAGACCTGTATGTCAGAGGTATTGCAACAGGGAATGAAGTTAGAGACGCCATCGGAATGAGTCCGTTAGCTGGTTTATCTAATTTAGTTATTTTAGAAAACTATATTCCATTAGACAAAATTGGAGACCAGTTAAAATTAGGAAAGAGTGATGCTGATGAGTAAATTTATAAAAATAACAAAATCAAAAGGTGATGAGTGGTATTCAAATTGTATTGGAAAAGTTTTTAGGGTCCATAGCGAAAGCAGGAAGGGTGGAAAAGGTAAGTATGTAGTACAAATTTCGGGAGAGGATAGAAAACTTATGAATGGTTATCCGTATGGGTGGGTAGATAAAGAAGATTGCGAGTTAATAGTTACATAGGAGGTGATGATAGTGAATAGAGAAAAAGAACTGCAAACTAGAAGCCTTCAAACAAAGCTAAAAACCAGAGCAGAAGAAGATGAAATGATTATTGAAGGATATTTTGCAGTATACAATACAAACAGAATTATGGACAGGGGCATTTGAAGAAATAGCTCCAGGAGCATTCGATAATACGCTATCAAACGATATAAGGGCTCTAATAAATCATGATACAAGTCTTGTACTTGGGAGAACAAAAGCAGGAACATTAGAACTAAAAACAGATAGCCGAGGCTTATGGGGCAGGATAAAAATCAATCCAAACGACACAGACGCAGTAAACCTTTACGAAAGAGTGAAGCGCGGAGATGTGGACCAGTGTTCGTTTGGATTTAATATTATCAGTGAAGAAACAGAATATAGAGATGATGGCACAGTTAAATGGATAATAAAAGAAGTTGACTTGCATGAGGTTTCTGTATGTACTTTCCCTGCTTATGAAGAGACTGGCGTACAAGCTAGGCATAAGCAAGTTGAGCAATACAAGCAAAGACAATTACAAGAAAGAAAAAATAAATTGAAAGAGAGGTTGAGGAATATATGTTAAGACAATTAATGATAACCAAAAAAATTGAACAAAGAAAGGCAAGTTATAATGCCCCCACTTGTCAAGACAATTTTTTAGCTTTTCTAAGTTAGGTTCTCCTTTCTTTATTTTTGTATAATTATAACATTTATGCATTCTGTTGGAGGATGTCAAGGGCGAGCG